AAAGGCCACTTGTGTAAGGAGTAACGAAATGGCTTCTACCAAGCGGCCTTTTGGCCTTCAGCCGGTTCGAATCAGGGGTGGTGCGCCCAACACGGGTGCCCTCACCACGTATCGCGTTGGGGCTTCGGCTGGCCCTTCGGACATTGGTGACGGCGATCCGGTGAAGATGATTCCGGGTGGCCAGATCCAGGCGTGTACCGCTGCCACCGACTACGCCATTGGCGTAGCCAAGGGTTTCAAGTGGGTGGACCCCGTCACGAAGCGTCCCACCTGGAGTAATTACCTCCCGGCGGGTACTTCGTCTGCTGACAGCAACATCTACGCCTATGTCGTGGATGACCCGGCGGCTACCTTCATCATCCAGGCTGATGCCTCGGTGACTGCGGGTGACCTCGGACTCAACTTCGAGTTGTCGGCTATCGCGTCGGTGAATACGTCCTACGGCAAGTCGCAGGCTGTCCTCAAGGCTTCGACCCGCACCACGGCTACCAAGCTGGTGCGTCTCGTTGGCCTCTACGACACGCCGGACAATTCCTTCTCGGACGCCTTCCCGATTGTCGAAGTGCGCTGGGTCCAGCATCGCGACACCCAGGCTTCTGCCTTCTAAGGAGAACAAATAAATGGCAGCTATCACTAGGGCAAATATTGCCAAGCAGCTTCTGCCGGGACTCAATGCGGTCTTCGGTGTGGAGTATGGTTCGATTGACGACCAGCATCTTCCGCTTTTCGAGATTGAAAACTCGGAACGCGCCTTTGAAGAGGAAGTCCTCTTCACGGGCTTCGGCACTGCGCCGACGAAGGATGAGGGTGCCGCTGTCGAATACGACAACGCGCAGGAAGCGTGGACCAGCCGTTACACGATGGAAACGGTTGCCCTTGCTTTCAGCATCACGGAAGAGGCCATGGAGGACAACCTCTATGACACCTTCGCGCGGGTGCGAGCCAAGGCGCTTGCGCGGGCCATGGCCAACACCAAGCAGGTCAAGGCGGCCAACGTCTACAACAACGGATTCAATCCGCTGTTCCCTGGGGGTGACAACGTCCCCCTCTTCTCGGCGTCGCACCCGACGATTGGTGCGGGCAACTTCAGCAACACCGTCGCGGTGGATCTCAGCGAGACGGCCCTGGAGAATGCCCTCATCAATATCAGCCTCTTCCGAGATGACCGTGGCATCCTCATCGGGACGAAGGGCGTTAGCCTCCACATCCCGCCGCAGCTTCAGTTCGTTGCGGAACGACTGATGAAGACGCCGGGTCGTGTTGGCACCACCGACAACGACATCAATGCCCTGAAGAATATGGGCATGCTGCCGGGTGGCTACCACATCAACCAGCGTTTCACGGATCCCAACGCTTGGTTCATCAAGACGGATGCACCCAACGGATCGAAGATGTTCAATCGCGTCTCGCTTCAGACGAAGATGGAACCGGACTTCGATACGGGCAATCTGCGCTATAAGGCCCGCGAGCGTTATGCGTTCGGCTGGTCGGATTGGCGCGGTTGGTATGGCTCGTCGGGTAGCACCTGATATAGCCAACCCTGAGTAAGTTGGAGGGCTGGGGAGTGATCCCTGGCCCTCTTGCTTTTTTACTCCCAAAAGTGTATAGTTGACGGGACACCCCGGCAAAAGAATCGGGGATACAATTTATCCCCCAATCTGTTGGAGATCTCAATGTCTCGATTCACTCGCGAAGCGTATCCGGTGGTTGTCGTTGCCTCGGTTGGCACTTCTGCCGCCGACTTTGGTGTTGATACGGATGGCAGCCTCATCCTCAATCAGGTGGTTGCCACATCCATCAACGGTATGGGTGTCTCGTCGGCCCCCGCCTACCTTCCCATCAAGAATGCGGCTGGCACCGTCTACTACATCCCCGTCTACACCACCATCGCCTAAGGTGATGTATGTCCTGGACCCAGATCAAAGCCATCTACTGTAGTGCGGTGTCTGCCGTCGTTGTGGATAATCCGTGTAGGCTTCGCAGCCTATACATCCACAGTGCGGCGTCGGGCACCCTCTACACGTATGATGCGTCAGCGGCGGTATCCACTACCGGCCCCCTCATCATGCAGCTTGAGATGCCCCACCGGGCAGCGGCTGGCAACCCCGATTCGACCACCATCTATATCCCGGATGCGGGTCTTCGTTTCCAGCAAGCCCTTTTTGTCAAAGTCTCGGGTGGTGCCGGTTGCGGCATTACCCTCTTCTACGATTGAGGTTGATATGAAAACGAAGATGGACAAGGGTGCCAAGACTTCCCGTGGCGCAGGGGCTGCGATGAAGGGCTTCGATTACGACATCATGAAGTCTGGCGGCAAAGTGAAGAAGTATGCCAAGGGTGGTAGCTGCCGTGGTATGGGCGCGGCCACCAAGGGCGGCGACTACAAGATCAAGTAAATGGCTACTTCCGGGACTACCAACTTTTCCCTTCCCCTCGATGAGTTGCTGGAACAGGCATCTCTTCGGGTTGGGGGTGAACCCACTCTAGGTACCGAAGCCCGTGTGTCCCGGCGGGCTTTGGACCTTCTTTTCACTGACCTTCAGAATCGCGGCATCCTTCTCCACACCCTGGAGCAGGTGGCCGTTACCCTGACCACACAAGTTGTCACAGTCAGTTGCAGCAGCGATACGCTGGATGTGTTGGATGCCGTCGTTCGACGCAACAACACCGATCTCATGATGACCCGTATCGGGTTTGGGGAATATCTGGACATTCCCCGCAAGACTCAGATGGGGCGGCCCACCCACTACTTCGTCAACAGGCAGCAAGATTCCACCCTGATCTATCTGTGGCCAGCACCCCAAAACGATACCGACATCCTCATCTTCTGGAAGATGCGGTTTGTGCAGGATGCCGGAAAACTATCCAACGATCCCGACATGCCGCGCCGCTTCTGGCCCGCGCTGGTGGCGGGACTAGCCTACTACCTGGCGTTGAATCGGGGCCTCCAATTTCCGATGGATCGCCTCGCAATGCTGAAGTCCGAATACGAGGACCAGCTTTCCCACGCCACGGATGAGGATCGGGAACGAGCTACCCTCCGTATCGTCCCGCGTTACAGGTGAGTCCATGTCTCAATTCGCATCAGGCAGATACAGTTGGAGTCTGTGCGATAGGTGCGGATTCCGTTATCGATACCTCCAGATCAAAAACGAGATAGGTACCAAGTGGCGGGTGTGTAGCACCTGCGACGACGGCATCTACAACTTGAATACCCATCCGCAAAATAGGCCGCCGCCCGTCTACCCGGATCCTCAAGCCATACGGTATCCGCGCCCCGATGTCAACCTGGTCGAGGGTGCCAACCCCAATGACGACCAGCAGTTGCCGATTGACGACAGCGGTCCGGGAGGTCCCTAATGCCTATCGTAAATGGGGATCGGGTACGGGAATTTTCTGGTACCATTGGACCTGGTAACATCCAGTTGCAGGGTGCGGTCCGCACCTATCGCAGGTTTTCTGATGGTGTCGGTGTTGGTAATCAAACCTACTACGCCATCGTTCACAACACCCTCAATCAATACGAAGTTGGGTTGGGTACCGTCGTCTTCGTGGGTGCCCTCTTCTACTTGCAGCGCGATTCGGTAATCGTTTCCTCCAACAGCAACCAACTCGTCAACTTCTCTGAGGGGACAAAGCAGATTTCCACAGTCTATCCGGGCACCCAGATAGACGATATTGCCGCCAACGTTTCTCTCGCCGCACAATATGCGGTGGAAACCTCCGTATTCGCCGCAGCGGCATCCACCTCTCGCGTGCAGGCTGCAGCCCAGGTTCCCCTCGCCGCAGCCCAGGCATCCCTTGCCACAGTGTATGCGGCAGAAGCTTCCACTTCCAAAGTGTTGGCGCAAGCCTACGCAACTTCCGCAGAAGCGTCCCGCGTTGGGGCTTCCGCCTACATGGCCCAGGCTTTGGGCTACGCCACTGACGCATCGGCCTACGCATCCCAGGCCAGCACCAGCCGCCAACTCGCCCTCCAGTACGCCACGTCGGCTTCGGCGTTTGCCACCCAGGCGGAAGCGGCGGCCAGCAGCGCCGCCATCTACCAGGCCCAAACCTCAGTAATCTACACCAACGCCGCGTCCGTTGCCGCCTACATCTCGGCGCTGGTCACCCAGGTATCTTCCATCGATCAGCAGGTTTCTGTGGTTTTGGCGGCAGCTTCCGCCACCGAAGTCAACAAGGTCCTCGCCTCTTCGTATGCCACGCAAGCCGATACCGCAGCCTCCCTCTCCCAAATCTACAAGGTTTCGACTTCTGCATACCTCACGGAAGTTGCCGCAAAAGCTTCCACAGTAAGCATCCAGGCTGCCTACGCGTCCACCACCTACCTCGACATCGTCTCGGTAGCCAACTACGTTGCAACGTTGGCTGCCCAAGTTTCCGCCATGACCATCAATGCGTCGGCGGCAGTGGTTGCGGCGTCCCTCGCCCAAGTCTACAAAGTGTCGGCTTCGGCCTACGCAACGGAATCTGGGCAGTACGCAAGCCAAGCTTCCACCTCGCGGGTCTCCGCCGAAAATGCAGCTTCCGTCGCGGGAGTCTACGCAGCGTCCGCTTCTGCCTTTGCTTCTGCTGCCTCCCGCGACGCCTCCCTTGCTTTCATCTACCGCACGTCAGCTTCCGCCTTCGCAACCTCCGCAGCAGCCGATGCCTCTCTCGCTGCAATCTACCGCACATGTGCAAACAATGCCGCGTCGATTGCAGGTGTCTACGCCACTTCCGCTAACAACGCCGCGTCCATCGCGGGAGTCTATGCTGCTTCCGCCAACAATGCGGCTTCGATTGCTGGGGTCTTCGCCGCATCCGCATCAGCCTTCGCCTCAGCGGCATCTCGCGATGCTTCTCTTGCCTTCATCTACAAGACATCGGCTTCGGCTTTCGCAACTTCAGCGGCAGCTGACGCTTCCCTCGCGGCGATCTACGCAACTTCCGCCAATAACGCCGCATCGCTTGCGAGTGTTTACGCCAACTCCGCATCCATAGCCAAGGTGTCTGCTGAGGCTGCGGCCTCGGTGGCCAGCGTCCAGGCAGCAGCCGCCTCAGTTTCCCGCGTTTCAGCCAACAATGCTGCCTCGATTGCCGAAGTCTACGCTGCTTCCGCATCGGTTGCGGCTGTATCTGCTAATAACGCTGCCTCCCTTGCCAATGTGTACGCAAACAACGCTTCGGTAACTTACGTCAATGTAGTCTCTGTTGCCAACTACGTGTCTGCCCTAGTGGCAAGCGTCTCCAGCATCGCGGATCAGGTTTCAGCAGCCCAGGCTGCAGCGTCTTCTGCTTTCGTTTACAAGACTTCCGCGTCGGCTTTCGCCACGGAAGCTGGCACTTACGCAGCAGAGGCTTCAGTCTCGCGAGTTTCTGCCAACAACGCCGCTTCAATCGCCGCAATCTACGCAACATCCGCAAACGCCGCAGCTTCCCTCGCAGCAATCTACGCAACCTCCGCCAACAATGCGGCATCTCTTGCGGGAGTCTACGCGGCATCGGCCTCAGCTTTCGCTTCTGCGGCAGCAGTCTACGCTGCTTCGGCATCTGTTGCCAACGTGTCTGCTCAGGCCGCTTTGTCCGCCCTCAACGCCCGTATTACCTACGGCACCGCAGCCCCCACTGGGGGATCCAACGGCGACATCTACTTCCAATACACCTAAACTTGTCGTAGATTTGGAAGGTCCTACCAATGCCCAAACTGGTTAACAGAGCTAAAATGACTACCGCGACTACGGGCACCGGAACCGTGACCTTGGGGTCGGCGTCCACCGGATACCAGACCTTCGCCGCTGCTGGGGTAGTAGATGGCGACATTGTCCGATACGTTATCGAAGACGGCAACGCCTGGGAAATCGGCACCGGACTTTACACAGCCTCCGGCACCACGATGACGCGCACCGTTTCAGAAAGCAGCGATTCCGGCAGTGCCATCAACTTGTCTGGGTCTGCCATTGTCTTCATTACCGCAATTGCGGCAGACATCAACGCATCCGGATTTGATCAAACCTTCCTGCTGATGGGGGCATAAATGGCCACGACCTACAAAGTGTTGGGACAAGTAAAATCTAACACATCCGCCGCCACACTCTACACGGTCCCCTCGGCCACCGCTGCAGTCTGCAGCAGCCTCATCATCTGTAACCTAGGGGAATCCACCCTCTACCGTGTGGCAGTGCGTCCTTCCGGCGTCGCCATCGAAGATAAACACTACGTGGTCTACAACGCGGCAGTCAACCAATACGATAGCGTCTGCCTGACTCTTGGGATCACGATGGGTGCCACGGACGTGATGACCGTGTTTGCCAGCACCTCCACCGTCTCTTTCAACCTCTTCGGTTCCGAGATCGCTTAATGTCCATCCGCTACAACACGGCAAGCCCCGGCCTTAACAACGCTGGTTTGGAAGGTCGCGCCCTCACAGGATCTCCCCCGGATTTCGTCCCCACGCCATGGGTCCGCAACCCTTCCTGGCTTGCCCTCACCACCGTCAGTGCCAGCGAATCCAAATTCGTGGGCCTTCACGCAATCTACCCTGAATCCAACTTCCTTGCGTTGTCGGGGGCCGGTGCCTACACCGTGGATTGGGGAGACGGCAGCGCCACCGAAGACTTCGCTGCCAGCGTCGTCGCCTATCACGAATACGACTATCTCGATGCCGATCTCAGCGGAACCAATGCCCCTGTGACCCTTGACGGCACAGCCGACACAATCAACCGCACCGCCCACGGTTACGTAAACGGGGACCAGGTCTCCCTCTACAACATCACATCCACCACCGGAGTCAACGAGGCGGCCCTCTACTACGTCGTGTCAGCAGCCACTGACAGTTTCAAAATATCCACCGAAGTTGCGGGATCGGCCGTCAACCTCGTCGGAGACGGGACCGCAACTCTCCTTCCCTACAAGCAAGTCCTCGTAAAGGTTTACCCCCAGGCAGGGCAAACCTTCACTCAACTCAACCTTCACCAAAAGCACAACAAGACGGGTCTCCAAGCATATGACAGCGGCTTCCTAGATATCCGCATCGCTGGCCCAGACCTCACAGACATTCGCATCGGCGTTCAAACACCTGGATCCAACACACAAACCATAAACTTCGCATCCCTGGAAAGGATTGATCTACTTAGCAGCGATTGCCGACAACTGAATCGACTCCTATACAACTGCTACAGTTTTCAGAAATTTGAAAACTTTGTCACCAGCAGTGCCGCCGCAACCACAATGTCGGTTACATTCACTGACGCTGGAGATCTCGTAACTGCCACGGCGCACGGATTCCGCAACGGCGATTCCGTAATCTTCACCGCAATCAACACCACCACCGGAATCAGCACCCTCACTGAGTACTTCGTAATTTCCGCCACAACCGACACATTCCAAGTATCCACGACTTACGGGGGAGCCGCAGCAGTCCTTACCACCGATGGCACCGGCACTGCCGCACGGGGAACATCTCTGACAACGATGTGTTCCGGTTGCGGATCTCTTCAGGCAGTTTCTTTGTTTAATACGTCTTCCGTAATAACTGTAAATGATATGTTTAGCGGTTGTCAGGCGCTTAAACAAATTCCTTTGTTTGATACTTCTGCTGTTATTATTATGTCTGCTATGTTTATATCTTGCTCATCACTAACAACTGTTCCATTATTTAACACTGCATCTGTGAAAACTATGAGTAGCATGTTTGGTAGCTGTAGATTGCTAACAACTGTTCCATTGTTCAATACTGCATCTGTAACAAGTATGTCTAACATGTTTAGTACCTGCACAGCATTAACAACTGTTCCACTGTTTAACACAGCAGCTGTAACAAATATGAATAGCATGTTTAGTAGCTGTTCTGCACTAACAACTGTTCCACTGTTTAACACAGCAGCTGTAACAAATATGAATTCTATGTTTAGTAGCTGTCGATCACTAACAACTGTTCCATTGTTTAACACTGCATCTGTAACAAATATGAATTCTATGTTTAGTAGCTGT